TATAAACCCCGACAAGGCAGAGCCGAACTTGTCAAATATTGGCTGTGATGCTTTTTGAATAGCTATCTTCTGCATTTGTTTGATCATGTTTTCGGCAAAGTCAGAAAATGACCCGCTTGAATTAACCATTGCATCAGCAAATGAAGCGCCCCATCCATCTACCGCGCTTGTTAATTCTTCAAAACCTTTCTTGGTCTTATCGAGCGGCTCTTCAAAATCCTCAAACAGTTTAGGCGACCATCTATCAATGACCTCTTTAGAGTCAATCATCGCGCCTTCTGCATCTTCGGCAAAATCTTCAAATAAACGCGGCCTCCAAGCATCAAAGATCTCGTCGGAATCCCTTACTATCTGTTCTGATATATCTTTTGCTGGCCCTGATTTACCGCTACCCTTAGGCTTGTTAATCACATTATTCAACAACCCTTGAACCCGTATAAACTCGTTTACTTTATTGGTTGCGGTATCAAACTCACCTTGTGCATTAATTAAACTTTCTTGCAGCGCGGTATTCTCTGGCGTTTTTGATAGCTGAAACGCTAGACCTGCGATTCTAAAGCTAAGTGTGTCGGCCTTTGATTTTGCCTCATCAAATCCGTCTGAAAGTTGAAGGAGTCGCTGCCTTGCTTGCGATATGGTTAAATTATCAAGGCTCTTTGTTAAAAAATCAGTGCTTTTAACTAGCGAGTCAGTGCTAGCAACTGCTTCATCTGCTCTTGTTGCCCATAAAGCTAATGAGCCAGCGGCTAAGAATATAAGACCAAGCGGGCCACCAAGAAATGCCATCGCCGTTTTAAGCCCTCTAGCGGCTAATGTTGCCGTGTTCATCGCTACCGCTGATGCCGTTGCTCTTACTGCCTGAACGCCTAATGCCGCTGACAATCCTGTTGCTGCAGGTATCGCTGTCAATGTTGCGGCTGTATTTAATGCCATAGCTGTAGCGGATAGTGTTATTGATGCCGCTACTTTTGACCCGTAAACAAGCGCCACGATTTCGCCAGCCGTTACTAGTTTGTCTAGGTTCTCAGATAAGCCTACGATTCCGCGTCCAGCCAAGCCAGAAGCAGCCTGCACCTTATCAAGGCCACCAATGAACTGAATGGCATTATTTCTAGCCACTGTAAATGATTGGCTAATTGTTGCAGTTGATTCGGCAAAGATACGATCTACTGTATCCCCGTACCCCTCTAATGATCTAATCAATAATTCAGCAGTTATCCCGCCCGTAGCTGCAAAGTCCCGAAGCTCGCTTTTTGCCAGTCCAGTTTCCTTCATTATGGCACGCATTATTTCAGGTGCGCCCTCTGATACGGAGTTAAATTCTTCGCCGCGTAATGCGCCGGCAGCTAAACCTTGTGATAATTGCGTAATTGCACCGGCAGCAGATTCAGCAGATGCCCCGCTAGCCGCAAATGACTTGTTTATGATGTCAGTAATTCGAATCAATCGTTCCTGACTCAGCCCTAGCTGATCTGTATTTCTAGCCAATACCGTAAAAAGTCCAGCAGTAGAACTTAAGTCGCTTCTTGTCTCATTAGCTACTTCTAGCAGCCTTTCTTGTACGCTTGTTAATTCGGCGGTTGAGTCAGTTACGACTTTAAGCCTATTCTGTATAGATGTATAAGCATCTGCTAAATCTGCTATTTCGCGAACACTTACAGCAGCACCAAGAGCAACAAAAGCGCTTTTTAATGCTCGCGTAGCCGCCTCTGTTTTCTTGCCCTGCCTGCCTAGCTTATCAAGATCTTTAGTGGCACGAACAACGCCGTTTGAATCGACCCTAATACCTAACGATGCAATATCAGCCATTATCCTTTCCTTTTTTCGTTATTTATTTTCATAATAGCCTTAATCTCAAAAGGATTTAATGTGCCGTTAAGCTCTGAATATGCTTTTATCTCACTGTATGTTATTTCGCCATTAGTCGCGTTGTGCAGCTCAACAAATATAAGCCAGATGTATTGCAGTTTATCATCTAGCTCTATCAGGCCATCTAATGCTGCCTTAGCCTTATCGCTTTGCTTTGCCGCTTGCTGCTTTAATGCTATCCGGCTAACCTTTGATCCTTCATCGAACCCATGCCAATAAAATTCCTGACTGGCATAGGCTACAAGCTCATCAATTAGCCTTTGATAAAATTTACTCTTTTTGCTATAAACTCATCGGTTTGAGTTGCTGTGTCAGGTGAATTAATAAATAAGTCTTTTAAGAACCCTCTATCAAACTCGATGGCTTTGCCTTTATCCTCAAACCCTCGCCAACCGATTACCGCAGAAGCTAATGTTTCCGCAATAATATCTCGGTTCTTGACCTGATCTGTATCGCCATCCTTGAACAACTCTAATACCTTACGCTTACCATTTAACTCTGCTTCCCTCCAAGTAGCTGAATCAACGCCAACAACTGTTAAATAACAATCAGTAGGCTTGCCATCAAGCGGGCTGAGTAAGTTTAACTCAGCCCCTTTTTCGTGACTTTCTAATGTATAAAGAGACTTGATATCCATTAAGCAGGTACTCGTTGAATCAATAAAGTTTTGCTTGTTGCCGTATCTTTTACGCCTGCAAATGCCATGCTTAACGTAATAGATCCATCGTCTGATACTTCTGGATTGCCAGACATGTACTTGATATTAGGCATGTAAACCCAATACGCATTGCCTGCTGGATCTGTCATTTCAAGCTGTAAGTCCGAAGCCGTTTCGTTAATAAACTTATTGTATAAAGTAATATTGTCAAAGAAAGCAGAAATAGTACCGCTTAACATGAAGCGTCTAATGCCCGGCAGTAATGACGTATCATCAAATACGACGAAACGTCTATCCATTGAATTGTCGGTAGTAAAATCAAGAGACTGAACTATACCAATAACCGTACCTCCATCACGGATTGAACCCGTAAAGGAATCGTAAGGCTCAGTTGTAGTCGGCGCTGGATAAGTTGAGCTAGATTTAGGCGTTCCTGTTGCCGGCTCGATATCTTTACCGATGAAAGTAAATTCACCGGTTACAGCCCGATCAGGTGCAAGGCTCAATGATAATGATGAAGCATTTAAGCCGGTCATAAATACGTAAGTATCTTGATCTGAATAATAGCTTTCAAAAGTAGCAAATCTGCGTTCTGTGCCGTTGCTAACTGTAGCTTCAACAATAAAAACCTCATCGCCGCCGCCTGACTCGGTACCCATTGTCTGCGACTCTATCGCTGTGACCGTCAAAACCAAAGCGGCAACCGCTGTAATAACAAATCGCCCGTTATTACCTGCAGTAGAATAACCCGATGAAGTAACCACGCTGCCGACGGTAAAGCCATCAGAAACAAAAGAGCCTGTTGACCGTGTGAACGTGCCTGCCGCCGCCGCCGCCGTTACTGCACCGCTAGTTACCTGCGCTGTCCATGTGCCGCCTAGCGTGGCTTCTAACCAGTCGTCTTGCGCTCCATAAGATAACTCAAAGCCAACACCGTTCCCGACTGACTTATTGCCGTGACGAACAAAGTTATATTGACGATCAGTTGATAATTCTTCTGATCTAATTTCAGTCTTTTCTAAACCCAAAGACGTACCAGTATGACGGAAAGGCTTGAACGCTGGTGATGCTGGCGTTGTGCCATAAGTGCTTTCAAAAACGTAGGATAATCGGTGCTGTGAACCATCTGCTGTTGACATAATTATGTCCTCGGTTGTGTGTATGATTTAAAAGAAACAAAAACAGGCACTATAAACCATGCACCGTCGATTGTACCTGCTCCGCGTGATACGCTTCTTATTCTCACGTTTACGCTATTATACGTTAAAACTAAACCTCTATTAAACTGATCTGCTACACCATCAGCTAAATTGACAGCCTCAGACTTGCCGGCCGTACTGTTAGCCGGTGCAAATACATCAACCTGATAGATGCCTAATGTTTCATCAATGCCTGTAGAGCCTAGCTCAACTTGAACCGTGTCTGCTGGCAACAAGGTTTCACGTAAATATTTAGTACCGGTCACTGGTGAATACTGAAGATTTTCCCATGCGACGGCAACGCTATTGGCTACAGCGTAAACATTTAGATTAACGCTTAATGCCGCTGATATGTCTCTGAATGAACTGCTCATTTTAAAGCCCTTACTTGTTTTTTTATTTCGCGCTTAAATTCTGTTACCGTTCTTTTTACCATGCCATGAGGCGACTGGCTTGACCAGCCGTTTTCCAATGGGATTGCATACGGCAGGTTATTTATAAAATACAAGCTATCACC